TGTCACCTTCTACAGACTTTGCGGATGTTGTAGAAATGCCAGAGACGTTAATAGTTTCATTGTTTAAAATTTCATGAGGATCGGTAAGTTTACATTCTATAGTATCTAATTTTTTAAGATCAAATACAACACCAGATGTTACTGTTTCATTTACCCCGAAGGTATTAACAGTTTTGCCTTTAATTTTGGAGATGGCAATATTTGCACCACCGCCACTTTCTCCTCTATTTTTAATTACTAAACTATCACCTACTTTATATCCATCCCCTGGAGAGAAGACCGCAGTGTCTTTAATACCAGAAGTTCTTATTTCTGAGACTCTAAACTCTTGTTTGAATTTTTCATCAACTTTGTCAATTGGTCTATACTTAGAATTATTTGAAGTAATATAATACTGAGATACGTTCCTGGTTAATCCATGAGAAGCAATATCAATATCTTGGTTAATTGATGGTAAGAAGTTTTCTTCAATAGGTTGAGAGTGGAAATATGGTCCAACGAAATACGGATAAGTTGGTTGAGATTTTCCAGTTTGATCAGTATTCTGGGAGACAAAATATGCATAAGTTCCATCTGGATATTCTGGAGTCTTACAATATCTACCATTATTTTCATCAAGATCTCCAGTTCCGTTATAAACGTAATCATTTACAAAGAAACCTGCCGTAAATGTTGGATCAGTTGGTCTAACCCCAGGTTTATTATCTACATTAATTTCATATCCAGTTTTGATTTGTTTTATTCCGCCGCCAAGAATATTTTGATATCCATATGGTCCATAGATTGGATTACCATCATATGCAAATCCTATAATTGGTGAGTGTACTTTATTATTTTGAGTTTCTACATTATTCTGAGTAAAGTTATCACCTAATTGATATCTTAGTTTTTTGGGAACGAAGAAGTTAACAAACTGAAGTCCTAAGGCTTCATTTCTACTTGGGAGTAAAAATCCATCATCTTCATCAGAAATTTGATCTTTAAGTTTTTCTACCTGATTAACTTTCCAGTTAGTTACGTTAGCTAAGAACTTAGCATTTTTACCTCTAGCTTCAACAGAAAGTGTAGTAGTTCCATTAACATAACCAACACCACCATTTAGAACTTTAACTGCAGTTATTTTGCCAGATTCTACAGTAGGAACCAAATCCGCAAAATTACCCTCACCACTAACAATAATATCCGAGTCTAATCGATAACCATGACCTTTGTTGATAATTTTAACGTCAACAATAGTACCATCTACAATGATTGGTGCAAGAAGAGCTTTACTTTGTATTTTTGTAGTTCTTGCATCGGGTCTTCTATGATAGTTGAATTGACTTGTACATCCATAAGCAACTCCACCATCTTCTACAAAAACATCATCAATAGATCCAAGGATTTTTGGTTCTAACTCTGGTGATACAATATCAATATCTCCTTGTTCTGCAGTAGTATTGATAGAAATAACAATTTTAGGATATGCAAAAGTGTGAGTACCTACACCAATACCACTGAAATTAATAAACTTCTTATGATCATAATTTTCAGTAGGTACAATAGTTCCAGCAATAGCAACTCTAAATCTATTTGTGTCTAGTACATCTAGATAATAATCAGCACCAGTTTGCATCCCAGATATTACAGTATCAGTAGTAAAATAATGTACTACTTCACCACTATTAAATCCATGATTTCTTGCGTAAATATATGAATCATAAGTATTAATTCCCGATCTATTACCAACAGTATTGTCAGAAGGAATTTTTACAGCTCTATTAGAATACCCCTGTCCTTTTTCTTTTACATAAATTGTACTTATAGTATTTTTTACAGTAAGACTCTCAATTGCATGGAAACCAGAACTAATTCCAGTAATACTGATAGTATTAATTCCTACAGCAGCATCTTGTGGAGTGCTGTGAAGTTTTACAATTTGCGTAGTGGGTGTGGAAACGTAATAATGCGAGTCTCCAACTAAACCACCAATGTTTGTATTCTTATTACTATTATAAATTACTTCCTCACCTATTTGAAGATTGTGATTTTCACCGAAGTTAATTGTATTTGCAGCAATATCAATACCAGGTTGAGTTGGTTTGAACTGGAGAACTGTTCTTGTTTTAACTAAATTTGACTCTAAAACACAACCAGTTCCATTTCCACCAGTAATAGAAATTTCTGGTTTAGAAGCATATCCAACACCAGCTTTCAGTACTTTAATTTCTTGAACAGATCCACTGACATTGACATGCGCTTTGCAATCAGATCCCTGAGAATCAACAATCTCCAACTGCGGTGGATTAATGACATCATAATCTTCACCAGAATTTGTTACCTGAATATCAGCAATTCTTCCATAAAATACATTTTCATCAAATAGTGTTGGAGATAAGATCTCAACCCCATTTCCCAACATTCCGATATAACGATTATCAGTTGATCTACGATTTTTATCATCAAAGAAATTTTTCTCTTTAGATAAGTTAAATTTCTTAAATAATTTTTGATTTTGAATATCTTTGTTTTCGTAACTTGCTCTAAACAAATTACCAACTACCCCACCGTTTGGAGTAAATGAAACGTGTTTGTTTCCAAAAGAATCCGCCTTACTGAAAGACAAGGATAAGTTATCTTTATCTATCGAACTTATGAAATAGAATCCAGTATTAACACCGATAGATGATGAGTCTGTTGGAATAAAATATACATTTTCTCCATCATAAAATCCATGATTAGTGGAGTTTATAATTTCAGTAGTGTTTACGCCAACCACACTCAGTATTTTTTTAGTATCAGATGCAAATACCTGATAGTTTGGCATTCCAGTAGAAGTTACATAAAAATCCTTTTCGTTCGGAGTTATATAAGTATTTTGGACACCTGTTGGAATTTTTGAAATATAATTAAATTCACTAGTGTAGTGATTTCCTTTTAAAATTGTCTTAGATAAAATAACAGAATCACTAATAGTATGATTTGTTGATGTTATTTGAACAACTACTTCTTGAGCATATTTTTTTATTTCATTAGTCGATGGATAAACAATATCAACAATAGTTGCTCCAGAAGTCCTAAATTGATCATCTGAAAGACTTACTGGTTGTCCTACGTAAAATATAATTGAATCAAATAATTTTATGCGATACTTATTGGAATCTACTTGACTAACAGATTTAATTGTATGATCTGTTGGAATATTATATAACCAACTATTAAATTCTCTAAAGTCTCTAAGATCTTTACCAAATCCAGAAAGAGAAATTACATCATCTACTTTTAGATTAGAAGTTGCACTAAAGTCAATATCATCAACAACATTGGTAAGTAGAAAATCAACTTTGGACGTTTGTCCAAATCCAATATAACTATATGCAAATTTATCTTCAACAATAGAAGAATTTACTTCCAATTCTGCACTAATTCCTTGACAACCCAAAAACTGATTGGTAGTTTTATCTGTGTAAGAAACATCGATATAATTATTAGAACCCTTTGGTTTGATATGTACGTTACCGGCCTTTGAGAATCCAACGGTAGAGTCTACTAGAATGTTGTCAGACCCCGTTGGCACGTCCTCTAAGAGTCTTGTTTTACCAGACGCCTCGAATAGATTGGAGAAGTCTGAAGAGTCTAAGGAAACCTCATAGAAGTCTCTTCCATCTATAGGTCTATATTCAATATTATAAATTGAGGATGATACAGTACCAACACCAGCAATATTTTGTAGAAGTGGATTTCCTTTAATTAGTAGTGGATCTCCGCCACCAACTTTTTCTAAAAGAACATTTTTTGTAATAAAATAGTTATTATCAGACGGGACCAACATGAAGTCCTGTGGTTTAATAATTTCAACATCTTGACCAAAAAGAACTTTGAAAAGAATTTTATATGAAGTATCAGTTCCTTTTGCTCTATAAAAATCTTTTGCCCTTGTTAAAATATTTTGAACATCAATACCATCTGTGAATTTCCTGTTTTCAAATCCAGGTAAAAATTCAGTTTTAAATTTAATAAAAAATTCTTGTAAGAAAAGATTACTTAAGTTATAAACTAATGTTCCAGCAGCATGATCTGCACTATTAGAATCTCTAAAACTTAGAAATTCAGTATCTTCAGAAGATTTGATAGAATCTGTTCCACTAAAACCTCTTGTGCAATTTTCAAAAGTCGTTGATGTTTTAGTTTGATAGTGAATTATTTCATCATCAATTTTTAATAACCCATTTTTATCCGGCCAACCTAAAGTACTAGCTACCTGAATAGTATCATCAATTGTTGTGATACTTGTTAGAGAAGCAGTATAGGGGATTAGATTATCAATCCTAAACTCTTCAATATTTTTATATTCCTTTAAATTTACTGCAAGATCAGCCGCACCACCCCTAAAATCTAAGGATTTATAATACTGTTTAAGAAAACTAGTAAACGTAGGAGCGTCCTGAAGTAAAAAATCAGGAATCTGAGATTCGATAATCTCGTTGATGCTAACTCTCTTTTTTGTCATTTTATCTTGTGAACTGTCCGTTTAGGTAGCTAGATGTAGGAACAAACAATGTTGCAGCAGTATTCTCGCCTGAGGTAATAATATCCTCCACTGTATTTACCACAGAATTGCCAACGTCAATTTGGAGATATAGATCTTTCAATCCAATAATGTCATTAGATTCGGGTACTGCTTCCACTTCAATAACATTATTATTTAACGTAGTAGATGTTATATTTACAACATCTAAAAGTATCTCTCCTTTAACATAATCAATTGTTCCAGCATTCACTTTAACAACTGAAGGAATGTTATTGATAAGTTTAAAGAAAAAGACTCTGCCTGTACTATTATTAGTAGCAATATCACCCATGTACAAGATATCATTCACACCAGATATTTTAAATCCCGAAGATTTAATAGAATATCCGTCTTTTTTAATATAGACCTTATTTCCAAAACAAATTTCATAAGTTGCAAAAGTATTGAAAGCTGGAGATATGTCTCTACGCATTCTTACTTTTGTAATGTTGGAAGTAATCGCTTGATCTGTGTCGTCAATTAGTGCATTAACTTTTGAATATTTGACTCTTCCACCAAAATTGTTAGTATCACTCGATCTCGAATATGTTGTTAAAGTATTAAGTACTTTTGTTCTAATTAAGGAAACATCTGAAGTCTGGTTCTTGTTATAGTAAAGTGTGGTATCAAATTCAACAAACAAATATTTTAGATCAATAAGTTCAGGTTTAATACCCGCAATTGAGTACTGTTTTAAAGATCTTGAGATTTCTTCCTTTGTAATTTGAGAAAGTGTATTTGATCCTCTTGGTTTGATTGAAATAAACACTTTTCCGTATTCTGGAGGATCCAACTCCTCACCCCCGTAGGCGGTCACAGAATCGATGTTAGTGAAAATGTATGGAATGAGTCCTTTATAGTCTGCCGCGGTCACGGCACGGAACTGTGAGGAGTATACACGGGGTGCCAAGTACTTAATAGAGTCGAGAGTTTCAATATCGTCTCCATTTTGCGCTGCGGAAATTGTTCTTAGAGCAGAAAGTCCACTTGTGATTGGATTTGCATTATTATCTTTTAAAATTCCCGAAAAAGTGAAATTTACAGCTCCATTTCCTTCCCGACCACCACTTACAATGTATGAAACTTCGATAATTGACCCAGAAGAGGGGTTTTTACCTAAAATTCCGTCACCAAAGCGAACTTCATACCTCTGATCAGTAACTTCCTCTAATAGAAAGAGTCTAGAATTGCCATCTACGTTCAAAATGTCGGTATAAAGCGAGTATTGTTCCGTTACATTCGTTTTTACAACAACTCTTACCGTTGTTGTGTCAATATTTGCATTTGGAAGAACAAATCTTTGATTAGGAATTGAAGAATCTACCGTAAAAGTGTTTTTTACAAAAATTCCTTCATAAATTTCAAGATTTTCAAAGGTAGCTTGACCCTGACTGTCTACCAAGGTAGTAAAATCTTCAGGAATCGAGTAAATGTATGAAGTATCAGTTAAACCACCCTGTGCAACCTGTCCTGCTTTAAGAGTAACAGTTCTAACATCGGTACTATCTGTCAAAATGATGTTAAAAGCTACTCTTGCTCGTGCAGAACGAACAGATCTTGGGGTATAACCAATATTTCTCGCTAGTGCAACAACATTTTCTCTCAATGTTGCACTATCAAGGAATACCTCGTTCACTGTCATGTTCGTATTGAACGCAGTGATGTACGAGTTATATGCTAATAAGTCAATTAAGACTGAAAAGTTAGATCCTTCAAAGTCAAAATCAGTAAAATCACTACTGGATCTAAGATAGTCTTTAATTTGAGTTCTTAGATCATTAAAATCTAAGTTAGTAAACTGATTGAAGGACATTAGATTCTAGTGGGTTCTAAGATAAACTCGATTTCTTGTAGTGGTGCAGATAATCCAACGATATCATATTCAACTTTACAGTACAATTCATGAGAATCATCCTCAAAAGTCACTTCTACCTTCAAATTATCAATTCTGGATTCAAAGTTTCTTAATAAAACTTCAATTCTAGACTCCAAATTAGCAGCTAAGGCTGGCGATCCCAGTTCAAATAAAGTATTATCGAGGTCAGTGCCTAATAAATCGTTGAAAAACCGTTCACCGATTCTAGTTTTCACTAGATTCATTACGGATTTCTTAATAGCATCCTCATTTTTGACAGGTAATATGTCATTTGTCACAGGATTTTTCGCAAATGTGAGACTAATGTCTTTAAAACTGCGAGATGTCTTCCTATATTTAAGAGAGGAATTGTTTATGTCCCTAATTCCTAAGGCCATTTGGTGTTATCAAGAGGTCTTAATATATGTATAAGACTATTCAGGGGATTTGTATTCCAGTGACTCGTCGATTAATGCTTTTTTTGCCTCATAGGGACATGGATTTTTGACTTTTTGTATTAATTTTTTATCTTCACCTAAAACTTCATCCAAATATTCTTCACTCCAGTAATTGTAATAATCAGTTTTTGCTAATTTCTTACGCACTTGTGCAATCTTTCTCTTTGATTGACACAAAATTATATTGAGTTTTGAATTATTTGTCTTAACTCCATTAATATACGTGTTCTCACATGCTAAATCTTCCACAAACCAATAGAGTGGATATTTTTCATTGTATAGTTGAACCCACCTTCTAATTTTCTTGGGTTTCCAAAAATCCTCGACAATAA